GCTTAGGGCTATGGATCCTATTAAAGTACTAGAGGGTGGAAACCTCTTAGTATATAAAGAACCAGAGAAGTCTCACAATTATATTTGCACTGTCGACGTCGCTAAAGGCGTTGGTGGTGATTACTCTACTTTTAACATTATAGATGTATCGACAACACCATTTGAGCAAGTATGTGTATACAGAAACAATAAGATATCGCCCATACTGTTTCCCAACATGATCTATAAATATGCTTCGAACTATAACGAAGCTTATGTTGTAGTTGAAAACAATGATCAAGGAACACTTGTTTGTCATGGATTATATTATGAACTAGAATATGAAAACCTACACCTAGAATCGGCTCTCAAGGCTAATGGACTTGGTGTTACGATGAATAAGAAAGTAAAACGATTGGGGTGTTCAAACATTAAGGACATTGTTGAGAATAGAAAGCTGACTGTTCACGATCAAGAGACTATAATTGAAATGTCAACATTCGTCGCTAAGGGTCAATCGTACGAAGCGTCTGATGGTAACCATGACGATCTAATGATGAACCTAGTTATGTTTGGATATTTCACACTTGGAGATAGTTTCTTGCAGATGACCGACATCAACATGAAAGAGATGATATTTAAACAACGGATGAATGAAATTGAAAATGATATTCTAGATTGGGGATATCATGATGATGGATTAACAGACGTGCACGTCGAGCCGGAACCAGACCCCTGGCAAGTTAAGCCTTGGATGGAAGAATATTACTGACTTTTTAAGACCTATAAATAAAGGTAATTGAACATTCTTATTATGTTTACCTTATCATTAACTCAAAGGAAAAGATAAATGGCAGTATTTAGTCCATCTGAATCTCCTGCAATCACCGTCAAAGAAGTTGATCTTTCTGGCTACGTGCCAAATGTGACTTCGACCACCGGTGCAATTGTTGGCGATTTTCGCTGGGGTCCTGCGAAGAAGGCTACTCTGATCGATACAGAGGCTAAGCTAGCTGAGACTTTCGGTTCCCCAACCTCAACTAACGCTGTTGACTTTTTGTCTGCAGCACAGTTTCTAAGATATTCTTCTGCAATGTATGTCGTACGTGAATATACATCTGCAGCTAAAAACGCAACATCCTCCACTTCAGTTGTAACCAATGTTGACAACAAAGATCACTGGGATGAAGTAAGCACTGCATATGGTGCAGACTCAGGTGAAACAAACGTAGGCGCGTGGATTGCAAGATATCCAGGTGCACTTGGTAACTCACTTAAAGTCGAAATATGCCCCGCAGGCTCAGACTCGTCAGGCACATTCTTTAGTGTTTGGGGTCAGAAATCCAGTTTTGATGCAGCACCAGGTACTTCATCATACGCATCCGCTCGTAACGGTACGAACGATGAGTGTCACGTTGTAGTAATCGACGAAGATGGTGAAATTTCAGGCACAGTCGGAACAGTTATTGAGCGTTTTGCTTTTGTGTCTTTGGCATCCGATGCAAAGACCTCAGACGGTTCCTCAAACTATGTTTATGATGTAATCAACAATTCATCCGAGTATATTTGGCTTGCAATGTTTGATGGTGATCTATCAACACTAACAAATGCGGGTTCAGCTCTCACACCAGGCGCAGCAAAGACCTATGCAGGTTCCGCAACCGGTGTAATTTCAAAATCATTGACGGGTGGCGTTAATTCAGGTTCGCTTACAACATCTCAAGTTGCAACTGGCTTTGATAAATTTGAAGATACAGATACTATTCAAGTAGATTTCTTGATTGCACCAGGTATGGGTGCAGCTGCAGATCAGCGAACAGTTGTAAACGACTTAGTTGGAATAGCAGGTACAACTCGTAAAGATTGTGTTGTAGTTACATCTCCAGACCGAGCAGCGATCGTAAATAACTCAACTCCAGTAGATGCCGCTGTAACCACTGCAAGTGGTTTTACAACATCTTCCTACTTGATTGTGGATAACAACTACTTGAAAGTTTACGACAAGTATAACGACCAGTATGTATTCATTCCAGCTGCTTCTACAACAGCAGGTGTTATGGCAGCAACAGACGCCAATGCAGCTCCATGGTTCTCACCAGCGGGTCAGAGACGTGGTCAGTATTTTGGTATAACAGCTCTATCTCATAGCCCAACTAAAGGTGAAAGAGATACGCTATATAAGGCAGGTATCAACCCTGTAGCAAACATTCCTGGTAGAGGTATTTTGCTATTTGGTGACAAAACCTTCTTGAATAGACCATCAGCATTTGATAGAATCAACGTTCGTCGTTTGTTCTTGGTTGTTGAAAGAGCAATTGCTCAGGCGGCAAGAAATGTAATGTTCGAATTTAACGATGAGTTTACTCGCGCTGAGTTTACAAATATTGTTGAACCGTTCTTGAGAGAAATTCAAGGTCGTCGTGGTATCACAGATTTCAAAGTTGTATGTGATACAACAAACAACACTGCAGGTGTTATCGACCGCAATGAATTCATCGCAAACGTCTTCATCAAGCCAGCTCGCTCTATCAACTACGTAACATTGAACTTCGTAGCTGTTAGAACTGGGGTTGACTTCGAAGAAGTCGCAGGCACAGTATAATAGGGTCAGAGGAGTAAATTAATGGCTATTCTAGGAGTAGACGACTTTAAGTCAAAGCTGAGAGGCGGTGGCGCTAGACCTAATCTGTTCAAAGCGACTATCAACTTCCCAGCTTACGCAGGTGGTGATGTAGAAATTACATCATTTCTCTGTGAAGCAGCGCAGCTACCTGGTTCAACGATCACACCGATTGTTGTCCCATTCCGCGGCCGTCAATTGAAAATTGCTGGTGATCGTACATTTGATGTATGGACTCCAACAATTATTAACGACACAGATTTTGGAATTCGTAATTCAATGGAGCGTTGGATGAACGGTATGAATGCACATAGTGCAAATACTGGTCTTGTCAACCCTGTCGATTATGAGGCAGATCTAATAGTTGAGCAACTTGACAAAGACGGATCGACTGTCAAAACTTACAACTTCCGTGGGTGTTTCCCAACAGCAGTATCACCAATTGATCTGAGCTACGCATCAGAAAATGATATTGAAAGATTCTCTGTGGAATTCCAAGTCCAGTACTGGGAATCAGACACCACTTCATAAGTGTATAGATACTAATAAGAGAGGCCGGAGAACCTGGCCTCTCTAACTCTAACTAGGAAATGATATGGCAGACACAAGTTTAAAACTATTTGGTTTTGAGATCAAACGGGCTCGTCCAAAAGATGAGAAACTACAGTCTATTGTACCTCCTGTGGATGAAGATGGTGCGGGTTATGTAGCAGCATCTGGTGCACACTTTGGTACATATGTTGATCTCGATGGAGAAAAGAGTAAGGATGATAAACACCTTATTCAACAATATCGTGCGGTCTCACATCATCCAGAAGTGGATGCGGCGGTAGAAGACATTGTTAATGAAGCTATCACTTCAGCAAATAAAGAAAAGCCTATCTCCCTCGTACTAGATGGGGTTGAGGTAAGCGACAACATTAAGAAAGCAATGCAGGAAGAATTTCAAACGATTCTTTCGATGCTTAACTTTAACGAATTAGGTCACGATCTGTTTAAGCGTTGGTATGTTGACGGTCGTATGTTCCATCATCTAGTAGTAGATGAAAAAAGCCCTAAGAAGGGTATTCAAGAAATTCGTCCTATTGACGCTGCTAAGATTCGTAAGATGAAGCAAGTTAAGAAAACAAAAGATCCAGGCACTGGTGCAACACTTGTTGAAGGTGTTGAAGAGTTCTTCATATATCAAGAAAAGCCTGGTGGTCAAACATCGGGTGTTAAGCTCACACCTGATAGTGTATCATATGTGACATCTGGTCTGTTGGATGAGGGACGTAGAAAAGTTGTATCACATTTACATAAAGCTCTAAAGCCTATCAATCAATTGCGTATGATGGAAGACTCTTTGGTCATCTATCGTCTGGCTCGTGCGCCTGAAAGACGTATCTTTTATATCGATGTAGGCAACCTTCCAAAGGGTAAGTCAGAAGAATACATGAAAAGTATCATGGCTAAATACCGGAACAAGCTGGTATATGATGCTAACACAGGAGCCATCAGAGATGATCGCAAACATATGTCAATGTTGGAAGACTTTTGGCTTCCTCGTCGTGAAGGTGGTAGAGGAACTGAAATCTCTACTTTGCCTGGGGGAGAAAATCTCGGACAAATCGATGACATTGTATATTTCCAAAAACGTCTATATCGCTCGTTAAATGTTCCTATTAATAGACTTGAGCAAG